GGTGACGGGTGCGGGCGCCGGGGTCGGCGCGGGGGCGGGTTTCGGTTTGCGGGCCGCAGGCTTCGCCTTGGGCTTGGCCGTCTTTGCGACCGCCTTCGGTTTTGCAGCGGCCTTGGTGGTCGCGGGGGGTGGGCCGACGAGGCCGGCCGCCTCATAATTGGCGTAGACGCCGGCATCGAGCAGCGGCGTGTCGCCTTTGGTGTAGCTTTCGCCGGTGCCGTCGTCGTTAAACGTCGCGAGGATATGGGCGCGCTTCTTCTGGTCGGACATGGTCGTTCTCCTGAGGTTTGAGGTGCGCTCGCCCAGCCGGGACTTTCACCCGGCGTCCTCCGGCCTCCCACGGTTGCCCGTGCATCCGGTGCTCTTCGCGCGCTTTCCTGAGCTATGGGCGGTCCTTGGGGGCTGCAGCCCTTGCGGAAGGTCTAGGCGTCGTAAGAGACGCGGAGGTCTTGTGCCTGTTCGAAGCTGTCGCCGGGGCCGAGCAGGTCGGGGCCTGTGCCCGCATCGAGCACCGACACGCGCTCGCCGCCCGCGATCTCGTCGGCCGTGACGCCAACGCAGCAATCTTCGACGAGCGCGATAATCTCGGTCTGGTCGATGTAACTGGCGGCGCGCACGGTGACGGAAATGCGGTCGACCTTCCGGGTCTTCGCCTCGCGCTTGAGCGTCTGGCGCGAAACCTTGCTGACGCGGCGAACGAGCAGAGCGGGGAGGGGGATGCCGTCCGGCAATTTGCCCGCCTTGATGCTTTCCGCCGACACGCGCGCCAGCAGTGCGCTATTGCCGAGCAGGATTTCCCCGATGATGTCGACGCCGGTGGTCATTCCTCGTCTCCCGACGGGCCAGCCTTGATCCCGGCGCGCGAGACGCGGGTGGTGATATAGGCCTGTGCTGCCGAGACCGCCTCGACCTCCTTGCGGTCGAGCGCGGGGCGAAAGGTGGGGTGCGGCCTCGCGCCGGGGTGGAAGACCGTCGTGCCCACAAATTCACCGCCGATGAGCAGGGAGTGCCCCTTGTCGGCGTCTTTCGCGAGGGCATTGATGCGTCCTACGCTGCGTCCGCCCCGCTGGCTTTCGTCGATGCTGATAAAGTGGGGGTCGGTGCCATATTCGAGCCAGATGCCGATAGAGCGCGCCCAGCGATCCTTTACGTCGATGCGGACGCGGATTTGATCGCTCTCGGCCTTCGTCCGAATACGGACATTGTCGCGAACCTCGTCGGATGGCGTCGTTTCCTTGATCTCGTCCGCCACGACATTCGCGCCGGCGCGCGCCGCGCCGCGCAAGACGCTCGTCATCTGCCCAGGGATGCCGTTCATGAAGGAATTGACCTCGGCCTTGCCGCGAACGGTCGGCATCAGGCGGCATTCCCTGCCGTGCTGTAATCCTCGACCATAAATTCGACCAGCTCGCGGCCAAGCTTCGCCGGGCCGCCGATGATCTGCATTACCCGCGCGTCGGGGCCGTCGGTGATGTCGACGAAGCGCATGTTCGTCTTGATGTCGGTGCGGTAGCGCAGCCGCACGCGCGACCGGCGCGTTGCTACGGTGAAACCGCCCGCAAGGCGCTCGTCGCGGCTCGGCAAGACGTCCTCGATCTCGGCAGAGACTTCGTCTTGCACGGTCTCCCACGAGCCAGACCCGGCGCCCTTGAAGCCGGACGCGGTAACGGGGCGCTCGATGCGAATGCGATCTTTCAGGCGGCTCGCCGGCGAGCGCGTATCCTTCACAGCACGCGCCGCCTGTGGCGACGGCAAAGCGCCTTCGCGCTGCGCTCGGCGGCGGCGAACATCTCTCCGCCTGGGCGATCGTCATAGAATGCCGTCAGCATGACGAGCATCGCCTGCTTGAGCACCTGCGGGACGTCGGCGGCGGTGACATAGCCCGCCGTGAAGGTCACCGTTGCGGGGCCGGTCATCGTGCGGCTGCACGGCCATATGGCACCGTCGGCGGGATAGATGATGGCGGGGCGCGACAGCGCCCAAAGCGTGGCGTCGGCGATGGTCTGCTCGGCGCCCGCAAAGTCGCGGTAGACAATGCTGACCGGCTCGTCGGCGAGGGGCCATGCGCGGAGGCGGGTTTGCGCCGAGAAGGCGTTGATCGCTTCGGTCACCTCGCGGCGGGTCAGCACGAGACCGGTATAGTCTTCGACCCATTCGCGCGCGGCAATGATCTTGTCGGCGATGAGCGTGTCATCGGCAGAGGATTCGACGCGGAGGTGCTTCTTGCCCTCGGCAGTCGAGATAGGTTCCGCCATAGGTCACCTCATCGGTAAACGGGGTGGCGCTGGCGGGTCATCGCGCCAGCGCCGGCCGTATCAGTCAGCCTTTTTGTCGGCCTTCTGCGCGGCGAGGTTCTTTTCCACCGCTTCCGAGCCCGTCAGCGTCGGGTCGTTGAAGTCGATGCGGTTCTGGTCGGCCGTGGTGTTGGCGCGCGGATCGGCGTCGACTGCCGGGTGGTTGAGATCGACATCGGGAACGATCTGCACGGGCGCGCCCGAGGGGTCGATCTTGGTCGCGGCGGGAACGCCGCTGCCTTTGGCGGGGGTCTGCTTGTCCATCGTCTTTCTCCTGATGGCAGGGGGAGTGGGCCGGGCACTAGGCCCGGCCGCACAGGTTACGCGCTGATCTTGAGCGCGCGCATCGGCTCGGGGTTGTGGACGCCGCCACCGACGCGCTTGGTCGTGTAGAAATGCACGAACGGCTTGTTGGTGTAGGGGTCGCGCAGGACGCGGATGCCCACGCGATCGACGACCAGATAGGTCGCTTCCATGTCGCCATAGAGCGCGGCGATGTTGCCCGCAGCGATGCTCGGCATGTCGGGCATTTCGACGACCGGCGCCGCGTTGAGCGTCGACGGCGTGCCGGCGACATAGGACGGCTGCCACAGATAGTTGTTCTGGCCGTCCTTGAGCTTGCGAAGCGCACGAAGCGAGTCGCGCTTGAGGTACAGCTTGGCATTCGCCTCATATTCCGACGGCAGGTCGAGCATGAAGTCGATCAGCGCGTCACCGTTCGGAATGGTCGAAGCGTGACCGCTGTTGACGACCGGAATCGCACCATAGGGATGGCGTGCGGCGTTCGCCGCGCCCGTCACGTAGGTGAGAATGCCGTAGGGCTTGTTGGTGCCGTCACCCGACAGGAATGCGATGCCTTCCTGCCGCGCAAATTCGGTTTCGACCTCGCTCGCGAGCCACTGCTCAAGGTCGACGGCGGCGTCGTCCAGAAGCTGCTGCGAGATTGCCGGGTTGGCGTACAGTTCGCCCGGCGTGAAGTCGACGGTGCCGATCTGCGGCGTGGTGGTCGCGGGGCGCGAGGCGGTTTCACCGACCCAGCCCGAACCGACCGAACGGTCGCTGAAATGCTTCTTGAACCCGGCAACCGAGATCGTGATGACGCGGCTTTCGCGGCGCATCGGACTGATGCGCTTGAGCTTCTCGCCGATGGTGCGGTCCCACTCGATCGGAGCGAGATAGCCGCCGTCGGCGTCGGTGCCCTTCGACATCGCGGCCTGAAACTCGGCGTCGGCGCGGTCGCCCTTGCGCATATGCGCCTTGAAGGCCGCGGTATATTCCGGGTCGGCCTTGATGTCGCCGATGACGGCGCCATTGCCGAGCTTGGCAGCGGCGACGATCTTGGCCTGCTCGTCGACAGCGGCGGTGATCTCGTCGATCGCCGTGTTGATCTTGTCGAGCGCCTCGGTCGTCAGCACGTCGGTCTTGCCGGCCTTAATTTCGGCCAGTTCTTCGGTGTGCTTGTTCTTGAACGCCTCGAAGGTGACGAGGACGTCGTCGAGGGTGGCGGGCTTTTTAGGCTGGGCTTCGGCGCGCACGGCGAGGAGGCCCCGGCCCGTCGCGGCGGAGCCGCGCAGGGTGGTCATAGCGTTCATGATTGATGTTCCTTTTAGGACAACAGGGCTTTGAGCCGGCATTCTTGGTCGTCGGTGACCTCGAAAGCAGGTTCGGTTTCGCCAGCGCGCGGCGTGGCAGGGTCGGCAGCGTTATGCGTGCCAATCGCGCGGAACAGTTCACGGCGCGCCGAGCGCGGCATGTCGTGTTTCGCGAGAAAGCGGTCGAGCGAGGCCTTGTCGGTGGGCATATCGGCCTCAGCGACGACATAGACGGGCATTTCGGCCTCGCGGTCCATGAGCAAGTCGGCCAGACCGGCGTCGATGGCTTCCTGCCCTCGAAAATAGACGTCCTTGCCCGCGATCATCGCCTCAAATTCATCGACGGGGCGGCCCGAGCGGTGCGCGTAGGTGTCGACCATGGAGCGGTCGACGTGCGCGAGCGTTTCGATGGCGTCGGCCATTTCGGACTTCGTGCCGAAGAACAGGCCGCGAGCCTCATGGATCATGATCTCGCTGTTATGCGCGACGGCGATCGTGTCGCCTGCCATCGCGATAACCGACGCGGCTGACGCGGCGATGCCGAGGATCTCGACATCAACCGCAGCGTCGTGGCGCCGGAGCAGATTGTAGATTGCCACACCCTCGAAATAGTTGCCGCCGGGCGAGTTGATCTCGACGGTGATCGGCTTGCCGGCGCAGGCGCGAAGGATGGAGGCAATCCGCTTGGCGGTCACACCGCCGCCCTCGCCATCGTCGCCGATATAGTCGAAGATCGAGATTGTCGGGTGGTCAGACGCCTCGGAGCGGACCTCGAAATGCTTGAAGTCGTCCGCCAGCGCGGTCGTCTCGAACTTCCAGCCGGCGCCGTTACCGACGCCCTTGATTTCGGGCGGACGCGCCGAGGCGCGCACCGCGAGCAAGCCGTTACGCTGCATCGGCCAATTCCTCTTGCATGATGCTGTGGGCGGTAGTGCCGGGGCGGGGCAGTTCGTCTCCGCCCTCGATCGGGTTGCGATCCTGCATGTCGCGGGCTTCGTTCTGGGTGAGATAGCCGACGTTCGGGCCGAGCGCGGCTTTCAGGAAATCCGCCTGGTCTTTCAGCGAGCCGCGCAGCAGCGCGCCCTCGTTGTATTTCGCGTACATGGTCAACTGCTCTTGCGGGGTCAGCAGCCACGTCCAGATTGCCTCCTCCCAGATGACGAACCACGGCATCAGGCAGTAGGTGACGAAGAAAAGGCCGAGCTGCTCGATGCCGCTGCCCCAACTGGTCTCGTCGAACATCAGCAGCGGGCGGGGGACGCCGGTGAACCGCGCGACCTCCTCGGCCTCGCGCTTCATCAGTTCCACGAGCTGGCTTTCGCGCGCACTGTTGCCGAACAGTTTTGCCTTCAATCCCTCCTCAAGGATCATCCAGTCATGCTCGGCACCGCTGCCGGCGAAGTCTTCGCGGAGGCTTTCCTTGAGGTTGCTGATCGCCTCTTCGCCAAGTTCCCGATCGGTTTCGAGCGCGCCGCGCGCCATGGAGCCGTTGACCAGCAGCCGCGAAGCGGCCTGCTGCGCGCGAACGGCAAGGCCGAGCGTGTCGGCGGCGACATCGAGCAGGCCGATACCGTTGAGGCCGTCCAGCGTCAGCGGCGAACCGAAGTGGAAGACGTCATCGGCCATGAGGACGCGAGAGCCGCCCTTCTTTGGCTGGTAATCGAAGACGAGCCCCCAAGTGTCAGTGAGGCGCGGCTTGCACGATTTGCGCTCAAGGGGAATGAGCTGGCGGACGGCGCCGCGCGATCGGATTTTGAGAGCGTAGGCGCCGCCGTCGAGCAGAGCGCACATCTGCATGTAGCTCTTGAAGCGGCTGGCCGTCTGAAAATCGTTCGGCTTCCTGTGCAGGACATTGAAAAGCGGGTGATCGGTCGCCTTCTCGACCTTGTCACCCGTGCGCCGACGAAGGTGCAGCGGGAGCATCCCCATCGAGGCGGACTGGAGCCATACCGCGCGAAAGAAGGTGCTGTTGCGGAACGCCGCGCGGTCGCTGACAGCCACGCCAGAGACGCCAGTTCGGCCCTCGCGCATCATTTCGAGAAGCGCCGGGTCGCTCAGCGAATAGGTGTCATAGGCGACAATCGGCCCGGACAATTGCGCACCCGGCGCGCGCGGCGGTGCAGAGCGGCGAAAACCGGACGCGCGGCGGTAGTCGTCGGGCGATAGTACAGCCATACGCCCTCCTCAGGACCTGATGCGGATGACGCCGCGGGAGGCGTAGACCGACTTCTTTTTCGGCTTCTCGTTGGCGGTCGCGCCGCCGATGACCATCGTGATCGTCACCATGCCGTCGATGCGGCCACGCGAGCGTTTCTTGTTGAACATGCGGTTTCCGAGGCCGTCCGCCTCGACAACCGCGTTCGCTGCGCAGCCATAGGTGACGGGCGAGGAGTCGATCAGCACCCGGCCGTCGAGAATGCGGTCCTCGGTGCGGGTGATCGAATGCGGCATGCAGATTTGCCGCTCTTCGAAATTGATCTTCTGGCCCTGCGAGTGGCGGATAATCTTGAGGCCGCGACCGGCGGGGGCTTTCGGACCCTCGTAAATCCAATACTGCAGGCCGACCTCGTCGCAGGCGTCGGTAAAGGCGGACAGAAACGCGGAGTCGACGAACAGCGCCTCGATTTCGTGCTCGGCGTCCATCTCGGCGACTTGTGCCGCGACGAACGTGTAGTCGATGACAGGGCCGGGGGTGGCGGTGAGAAAGCCGTCCTCGACCCAGTCGAGATAGGGCGCCTTATCGGCGTCGGCGCGATCCTCCAGCCCCTCTTTCGCTGTCCAATACCAGGTCTTCACCGCGAGAAGCGCGTCGGCCAGCTCCCAAGCGGCCGACAGCGCGGTAAGGTCGTTCTTCTGCGCGAGATCGAGCGAGAGATAGCATTTGCGACCACGCATCGCGCGCGCGTCGACGGTGCCCTGCACGGCCGTCCATTTTTCCTCGCTCACCCAGAAATCGACGGCCGCATCGTCGATGCCGAAATAGAGGCGCTTGACGCTCGATTTCGTCGACGGGCGCAGCTTGGCCGAGTTGACCGTCTCGCGGATGTTCTCGATCGGGAAGGTCTCGCCGAGCGCCGGGAGCGACTTCTGCCAGCACTTCTCGTTTTCGAAGACCGTCTCGCGGTCGGCCTTGTCGATCCGCGCGACGAACGAAAATGCCGTGTCGTCGCGGGCCTCCCCCTTGGCGATGGCCTGATACATCTGCGAATAGGATGTGCCGACGTGTTGCTGCGATCCCGGCGTATTCGTGCCGAGGACCATCAGCGCATTGTGGGCGACCTTGTCGATCGCGCGCTTCCACGTCTCGATGGAGTGGTCGCTGGTAAATTCGTGGATCTCATCGCCAGCGACATATGAGGGGCGGGGTCCCGATTGGGCCTCGCCGCTGGCGATAGGCTGGAAGAACGAGCCGCTATCTGGGTGCTCGACTTTCCATGCGTTCTCAAGCTCCCCGCGAATGACGACCTCGCCAAGCCCTTCGAGGCTTTCGCCCTCGTCTCCACCCGGAATCTCGGCGCGGCACATGGCGACGGCATCGCGAAACAGCACGTTGGCCGTCGCCTTGTCCTCGCCGATCGCATAGCACTGCGCGCGCGGGATGTCGCACCAGCCCATGATATAGATACCGACCGCGCCCATGAGGGGCGACTTCGCCTGACCCTTGCCGGTTTCGAGCCACGCCGACCGGAAGCGCCAGCGATTGGTCGCGGTGCGCCAGCCGAAGAGGCTCCCGCCGACGAAGGTATGCCACTCCAGTGGGTGAAACGGCTCGCCGGCCGCCGGGCCATCGGTGACCTGAAACACGGCGGGCAGGAAATTCAGAAAATGCGCTGCGGCATCCGGCCGCCAGAATATGCCGCGGCTCTCTCCGTCCCGAATGTCCCGCAGATGCCGCTCGGCGGCGGTGCCTAAC